AGGTAGACCTCTTTGGCCATGGAAAGCCAGATCTCGCCGCAGCGCTTCATGCCCTTGGCGAAGTTGCTCATGTAGATGAAGGCCTGCATGTCCACGCGAGTCTGGATCATCTCCACGGCTTTGCCTGACATTCCGCTGACCATCTTGTCGGCCCCGGCTGGGTTGCCAAGGATGTCTTGCATGTCGGTTTCGGTGATCTGCAAGAGCGCGGCCATGGCCGGTGGGATGTTGGGGGCGCGGGTGTAGGCGACGGGGCCAGACACGGCCTGGTTGCCGTTCTGATCGGTGATCGGGTTGATGAGCAAATACGGGTAGTCTTTGAGATTGTCCTCTGACCACATGACCTGATGGCCTGCGACCTGCTCTGGTGTCAGGATGGGCTTTTCCACCGATGACAGTGCTGAGATCTCGCCCAGCTTGGACAGCTGCATGTTCTTGAGGCGCTGGGCGTCTTTGGCCAAACGCACGTGGCCCATGCAGCGCTCGATGTTGTCCACAAACCAGCGCTTGCCGTACACGACCACGATGGGGATGCACTTGCCTGCGATGTAACCGGCATCCTCCAAGACCCTGCCGCCGGACATGATGTATTTGTGCACGCGCTTGCGCTTGACGCGCTTCTGGCGAATCTCGACCGTGCCGATGGCCGCGAGGGTTTCTTCCAGGGTCTCGTCGTTGGCGAAGTCGGCCTGGGTGTAGCGTTCTTCCTCGCCTGCGATGTTCTGGAAAATGCGGATGGTCTCGGTCTTTTCCTCGACCTTGTAATACTCGGCAACATAGACCACATCGGGTGTGCACCAGTCGAACTCGTACTGGTGGATGATCTTGGGCCAGTCGGTTGGGTCGTCGCCCCAGGTGTCTTTGTAGGCCTGGCGAGTCATGCTGGTGACGACGTAGCAATACTTGGCGTCGGACTTGTCCTGGCGCTTGGCCCCGAGGTCGAAGAACACGGAGCTGTCAGCGTCGAAGATGGGTTCGATCCTGATGCGTTGGCGGTCGTCCTCGTCGTTTTCCTCGTCTTCGTAGACTGTGCGCAGGCGCCATGCACCGATGCCGCCGCCGACTGCTTCCTCGAAGGCGTTGTCGTAGGCCTCATCCGCGACGGATGCCTGCTCGTCTGCACGATACAGACCGTCGCAGACCTCGGCCAGCTTGTCGTTTTCCTGGCCGTCCTTGCTGACGTAATCGACCGTGATGCGGTTGTTGCGGTACTCGTTGATGATGCGGATCACCGAGAGCATGATCTTGTTGACCTCGAACTTGGGCTTGTTTTCGTACAAGTCCCAGAGTGGGCCTTCCCACTGGCTGCCTGCCAGCGAGTAAAAGCGCCGGTCTTGGAGGCATTGCAAGCGCTCGTCGCGGAGGGCTGTCTGTACGTCGTCAAACTGCGCCAGGGCTTCTGCGTGAAGGTTGGCGAGGCGTTGGTCGTTGCTCATTCGGGCCATGGGGATTTCCTCAATTTGTGCGATTGTCTCACCACTTCTTCACATTTGGCAAAGGGGTGAAGGTGGCGGGTTTGGATGTGCTGGCCCGGCGCACGGCTTCGCAGGCGTAGCGCAGGGCATCGATCACGTGGTTTTTCTTGTCCTCCAAGACTGGCAGGATCTTGCCCGTGAGGGGGTCGGTCTTGTAGCTGTAGAGGGTGAGCTCGTCGATGGTGTGGATGCAGCGGGGGTGGACAACGATGTCGTAGTTTTTCAAGAACTCGATGCCTTCCTCTACCGATCGCGGCCCTTTGACCGCTGTCATGATCTTGGGGAAGCCGTTGCGCTTCATGTGGCTGATGGTCTCTGGCCTGGCGGAGTCGGCCACGATGGGCCACTTTTCGGCCTCGGGCACGGTCATGAACAGCTCTGGGGTGTTCACGATTTCGCAGCCGACCATGTAGGCCTCGTAATCGATGTAGAGGGTGCGGCCAATGATGTGGCAGCGCACCAGGGTGGTGGGGTCGATGGAGAAACCCCAGTCAGCGCCGAGCCGGTGGATGGCGTCTGGTGGTGCGTCGAAGTCCTCGACCCGCCAGTTCTTGAACACACGGGTGTTGCTGTTGGTCAGATACCCGCCCATCCAAACGTGCTGGTATTTGTCAGGGTCTCTGCGCTTGTCGTATTCCATCTCGTCTTTGAGGACGCTGGGAAACCACGGATTGTCGGTGAAGTTGACTTTCAAGACCTGAGCGTCTTTGGGTGGCGTTGGGCCACGGAGCAGGTGGTCGACCGGATCGGAGTGCAGGCGCGGGTTCCAGGTAAACCAGAGCTCGGACTCTGGCTTGCGGATGGTTGGCCGGAGCAGGTCGAGGCTGGTTTGGCTGAGGCTTTGGGCTTCCTCGACCCAGGCGCAGTCGTAGCCCTCCAGAGACTTGATGCTGTCGGCGGTGTGATTCTGCATACCCTGGAAGATGATCGCCCCGTCGCCCTTGCGGGACTTGATGACGGCATCCTGGACTTCAAAGTAAGCCCCGGCATTCATGGCCTCGATCTTGGTTTCCAGCAGGCGCTTGACGGACTGGTTCAGGGACTTCTGGATCTCGCGCACGCAAACGCTGCGCCGCTTCTGGTCCATGATGTGAGCCTCGATCATGAGCTCGGCAAACATGTGGGACTTGCCTGAGCCACGGCCACCCCATGCGCCTTTGTAGCGGCTGGGGTCCAGAAGGGGCAGGGCCCATTCTGGGGTGGGGAGTTGCAAAACGCTCATGCCTTCACGACCACTCGCTCAATGCGTTGCACCAGTGGGTTGGTTGGATCGCCAGAAACTTCGATCTTGTCGCCAAACTTCTTTGGGGCCAGCTTTGAAAGCAGCCACTTGCGGGTGTCAACTTGGAGTTTGTGCTTTTGCACTGCTGCCCAATCTTTTTTGCCATCTGGAAGCAATCCAACATCTGAATCACTCAGCTCCAAAACCTCTTGCGCCATGCGTTCGATCAGATCTTCCCTCGCGCGCGCATAGTCTACGGCCAAGGCGTCATCATCATTGAGCCATGTGTTGAACGTGCTTTGATGCACACCAGCTGCTTCACAGGCTTTGAGCGCACTCAGGCCGTTGCGCATTCCTTTCAGCACCAGTGCGCTGATCTGTGCGCGATCTTCACTGCCCGGCTTTGTGCGTTTGGTTGGCGCTTTTGCTTTGTGGGTTTTTGTGGTCATGCTGCATTGTCCTCCAGTTCGATGAGCTTGTCCAAGTAGTGCCTGGCTTTCTTCAGGTCATTGATGCCGCCTTTGTCTTTCCAGCGTGAAACGTATTTCACGATATTGCCTTCAAAGTAGCCAAGTTGATTGGCCGAAATGAAATCCCAAGGCTGAATGGATTTTGCCTTGTAGTGATCGCCGCCGATCTGGGTTTCGTTTGCTGTTTGTGAATCTATTTTATTTGACCCTCCATATTTTCTAAAATTTTCCAATGCTTCAATCAATCCATTTTCGTCTTCATTCATATTTGCAAAAGCAAACATTAAACGATCTCGGTGTTTGCACTCAGTATTCATGTCAATGCTCCTTGAAAAAAGTTATCCACAGCCTTCAACCCCATGTCAAAAGTTGCACATCGTTGCTGGGACTTTTGGGACATACCTAAAGGTATATGTCCCATTTGTCCCAGTCTGCCTCGCCTTGTCGTTGGGACAAAAGTCCCAATTGTCCTGTCCTTGTCCCAATTGTCCCAATTCATCTTTCTGACTTCCTGATCATCATGGAACTTGCTGTGATGTTGTCCGAAACCACCCAGCCGTGGGCTTGTGCTTGAATAATTTGGGAAGTCAGCAGGTTATAAATCAGGCGTCCTTGTTTGCTTGCCTGAGAATATGTTTTTGCTGTTGCCTCAGATAATCCCTCATGACTCATCAGATATTCAATCAAAGCGCTTCTGGATAAATAAGGATTGCCATTATTTTCTTCAGCGCCAGAAGCCCACCATGCATTGGTGAATTTCCGAATGTCCTTTGCGTTTTCGGATTCTCCTTTTTGTTTTTGCTCAGGCGCGTCGTTTTCCATTTCAAAGACTGCGCCTTTGATTTCCTCACCGTCCTCATCGACCCAGCCAAGGGCCACGGGTTGCAGCTTGCCGAAGAAGGACTGGGGTTCCTCGGTGTCTTTCATCTTGGTGCAGCTCACTTCGATCAAGCCGTCTTTCTTGGTGACCAGGATCTGAGAGTCCATCGAGGCCTTCCATGCACTGGAGCCTCGGGCGCGGTTCTTGGCTTCGATGGCGTTTCCAGTGTGGTGCACCAGTGTCATGCCTGAGTTGAGGGCGCGGCCCACGATCTGCACTGCGTTGAGCATGTTGCGGGTGTCCTTGGCGTCATTCTCGTTGCCTGACATGTGGTTGTTCACGGTGTCGATGGTGACTTGCACTGCGTCCTCGGTGGTCAGCTCGCGCACCGCCTTGATGATCTGGGCCGATGCTGTAGGGCTGTCCATGTCGATGGCCTTGTTGGAGATCAGCAGGTTGTCCAGTCGGTCAATGTTGTGGGCCTTGCACCAAGAGGCTACGCGCTGGCGGATGCCGTAGTTACCCTCACCTGCCATGTAGACTGAAATTCCCTTCTTGGTCCGGTGGCCATGCCAGTCTAATCCTGCGGCAATGTGACAGGCAATGTCAAGGGCCAAGAATGTTTTACCGCCGCCTGACTCGCCGTAGATCATGGTGACGCCAAGGTCGGGGACCCAGCCTTTGACAATCCATTTGAGGGGTGCAGGTTGCCCGAGGTAGGAGCTGGCGCGGGTGAAGAAGTATTCCTGTGTTTCGGCTTGGGCCGCTGACAAGATGAAGTCGGCAGATTCTGAGCCGATGCCCGTGGAGGCTGCCACATCGCTTTCAGGTTCATACCTGGCCACGCTTTTGACGATCTGCGACAACTCGGAGGATGGCAAGGGGATCTCGCACCGGGTTTCATTGGCGATGGACAGTGCGGCCATGATCTCGGCCTCTGTCATGCCGTAGCGCCGCATTGCGCCGCCCAAAGCTGTCAGGCCATTGTTTCGGCTGCCTTGGATGAGTCCGCCGCCTGTTGTCGCCTGCTGGCGCTCGGCAGGTTTGCGCATTGCGCTGTAAGCCTGCATCCAAGTGCTGGGGACTGTGAATGGGGCCACGCCATCAAAAGGATCACTGGAGGCTTCCCACTCGTAGCGCCTGCCCTCGATGGTGCTGGGGAATGCCACAAAGTAGCGGCCATCGGCCAGCAAGTCAACGCCCTCGGTGAGCTTGCAAGATCTGATCTCGGGCGTGTAGTCGGCAATGTGATGATAGCCACCGCCTGCGGTCATTTGCATTGCGCCATCAGGAACGGAGCCGTGATTGTCTGTCCAGACTGACCAGGAATTGTCGCCGCCGTTGCGCGGGTCAATGTCAAAGACAATGATGCCTGAGCGCTCGCCTGCGGCAATGCCGATGTTGAAGTCTGGATTCTGTGCCCACCAGCGGGTGATCTGCTCAGGGTCTGTGGTTGCGTCTTTTACGCCATGCTGAGTGGCCGGGACTTTGCCATTTGGAACCACTGGGATGACATGCCAACCCCATGAGGCATAGGTAAGTGCTGCCTCAGCTTTGGTTGTCATTGCTTTTGGTCTCCAAGTAATCGCTCAGGGCTTTGACCGTCTCATAGAGGGGCTTGGATTCCTCTTGCATGAAGCGGTAGACCGTGGCCGGATGCACACCTGCATTCTCAGCGACCCTCTTGAGATTGGCATCTTCCAGCCTTTTTTTAATTTGCTCGACAGTTAACATTGTTCACACCTTTAAAAAAAAATTTACGGGGGTGCTTGCACTATACCCGATTTTGTGTTTACAATGCAAGCACACCACAAACAGATTCCCTGACAGTGGTGCAAACAAAGAAAAGGAGAGCCAATCATGGCGATCAATTTGAAGACGACCGGAGGCTTGACAGCCAATGGTGTGAAGTTGTTGGTTTATGGGCAGGCAGGGGCTGGCAAGACAACGCTGGTCAAAACTTTGCCGAATGTGGTGGTGCTGAGTGCCGAGGGTGGTTTGTTGTCGATCCAGGACGCTGATCTGCCTTACATTGAGATCGCCTCGATGGATGATCTGCGCGAGGCTTATTCCTGGCTGACCTCCAGCGAAGAAGCTGGCGGGTTCCAGTCGGTGGCCCTGGACTCGATCAGCGAGATCGCTGAGGTGTGCCTGAACACTGAGAAGAAGGCGAACAAAGATCCGCGCGCGGCTTACGGTGCGATGCAGGAGCAGATGGCCGACATCATTCGCGCCTTCCGTGACCTGCCTGGCAAGCATGTTTACATGAGCGCCAAGCTGGAAAAGACGCAGGACGAGATGGGTCGGGTGTTGTATTCGCCCTCGATGCCTGGCAACAAGACTGGCCAAGCGCTGCCGTATTTCTTCGATGAGGTGCT